ATCCCCAAGTTTGCGAAATCCATAAAGCGGGAGTATTCGAGTTCTGGAAGTCCGATGAGACTAGGAGCTCCTCTAACGAGAGTGTGGTACAAACGATCGGTATGGTTGGATCTTGTAATGTCGGTTGTCTTGAGATCCCAAAGGATGTTTTGAGCCAGACTTCTATCGGCATCTAACTGACCCTCATATTCTAAATGTGTGCCTTTAGCCCATTTGGACTGGGACTGCATATCAAGCTCATCGCCTGTGTTTAAGACTAGATCAAACTTCTCGCGCTTTACTAACTTGATTAGATTCTTGACTGCTTGCTCATGGTGATAAGGGATTTGTAAATCCGATATGACCAGATAGCGTTTTTTAGTCATCGTCCTCATCTTCGTAATCGCCAAACCTTTCTGGTTCGACTGGATCTGGCAAGATCCATGCGGGATAGGCTGATCGCTCTACGATAATGCCAAGCACAGTCTCTTCATCAAAGCCTGCTCGCTTTAGAGATTGAGCGAACTCATACATCCCAATGCAATAAGCATCGAGAGCTGAGTAATCTTGCTCAACTAGATTCTTAGTTGCTTTTCTTGCCATGACAAAATTATCGCTTCTCTAATAGTAAGATGATTGTATCGACACGCCCTCTAAGCTCTGCAATTTCATCGCGCATCGAAGATCCGCTATTTGGTTTCAGTTCGCTTAGGTAATGCTTTACTAACCATTTGACTGAGCCAATAAACGAACCAATAACGGTCGTGGCAGCAACAGCAAGAGCCGCCATGTCCATCGCATTCATTACTTTTTGGGGCTCGCGTAACCGAATACTCCTGCAACGATCGCGCCTAGAATGTGGCGATAATCTAGAGAGAAGTTAGATGTCGTTCCCCATACTGCAAGAAAGGCTCCGACTGCGATGACTACTGGATGCTTCATGTTCATTATTCTCCGCCTAACATAGGTATTTGAAAAAAAGACCCGTCATTATCAGCTTCTTTTTTAAAGCTAAAATGAACGTGTGCTTTATGTTTGTTAGCCCCCGTGTACTTTCTTGGTTTCCAGTTGAGGATTCTTGAATAGATGTACCCATCGAAAATAATGTAACTAATGCGTGTCTCTGTCCTTGCTTTACAGGCTCTCCGAAGCTGATCAACAAGATCGGGCATAATGTCTGGCTTTGATCCCTTGAATAGGTCACGATCGACATCAATGGCACGAACCCAGCCTTGCTCATCTGGATTATGATCTGACTTGCGAGCAGCGTGTCGGGTATCACCGATCCAACCATCCGATGTGCGGTCACGATCTGGGAACGAATCATCAAACTGTTCGCGAAGCTGAACTGCTGCCTTACTTAGTTTTGGCTTCATGCTCTAGGTATGCCTGATAATCAGCATTGCTTGTATCTGCTGGAATCAACGCACCATCTGAACGCATTACATTGGTGATAGTTTCACCTGTAATTGCATTAGTTGTTTCGATTACTTCATAAGTAAAATCTGACATTATAATTCCGCCTCTGCTTTGTATCCGAACGCCAATAATCCCGAGTCTGCATTTGTTCCCCAGCCTGTGCCGCTAAAGTTTCCAGTCCAACCAAAAGGCTGTAAGCCAATGGATGCGACTGATGTTGATTTAATCGCAGTTGATGAAACATAGAGAGTAACTTGACCAGCACTGCCATCATGAGCATAAAAAGTTACTGTCGGAGTAGTGCGCATTTGTACTGGGAATAAGTAATTAGAGTAAGCATTAGCTGAAAACCCACCCGATGAAGATCCGCTATAAATCATTAGAGCAGAAGGTGTTAGGCTCGGTGCATTATAGTAACGCTGGCACAACGCCAATTCGCCTTCGATTGTACCGCTTGCAGTCTCAAATGGAGTAGCCTTTGATCCGTATTCAAGCTGTACGCCCCAGTAGTCAAATGTAAATGCAACACCTGTAGGCATAATAAAGTAAACAGTTAAAGAATTGCCTGTGCCTACTGTTTTTCCTGTAATTGATGGCAGAGTCGCAGAAATTGTAAAGCGTTGCCATGATGTAGTAACTGACACTGTGCCATTGAGTGCAAGAACCGCACCTGATCCACCTGAACCGAACTCTTGATAAATCTGTGCACTTAATGATCTGGCTGCATCTGCTTTAGCCCAGAATGAAAGAGTCACAGGCTGTCCTGCAAAAGTACGAACATCTTCAATCGGTTGCTTGTAATAGTTTAATGTGTTACTTGTTCCTGCTGCCGAACGATTCCAACGAGCAAAGAATTGTCCTTCATAGCCTGCAACAGGCGCAGTTCCTGCTGTAAATGCTTGCTGGCTTACTGTGCAAGTTGCACCTGTGCCATCGAACTGTGCATTAAATCTATCCGCTGTGTAGTTATTTGCGCCACTTCCAGCAAGTGTAAAAGATGTACCGCGTTGCCAGATGCCAAAGTCACCATTTATAATCTTATTCTTGCCAGCTTGACCATATCCAACATTCCAGAGTGATGTGTCAATGGCATCGCCTAATGCGCGAATGTCCTGTGCGCCATTTTTTACAAGGCTGCTGTTATCGGGCTCAGCCCACTGATAATTCGGTGAAAGTGCCATATTAGGTTAGTGCTCCTGTCGCATTTGTCCATGTTAGTATAGCATTGACGCCTGTCCATGCTAGTGAAGCTGGCAATACTGTTTCCCATTGGGTTGTTGATAGTGAGAAATCTGTTGCTGAGACATAAAGGGTAATGTCCACGAATGTAGGAGTGGCTCGAAGTGCCACATTCTCAACAAAGCCATCAAACTGCCCATCAAGCAAGTTAGAAGGCAAGTTACTAATCAACACAGGCTGACCAAAAAAGACTCCAATAAGGCTGTCAAGCATCGCGCTAGGCATGTCGGGATTATCTAGTCGGAAGGTAATCGCTCCCAATGACCCGCGTGGAGTCTTGCGCAGATTAAGCTCTCTAGAAGCTATGTCAGTGATGTCTGCAAGATTCTTAATGTTAGAGTCCTGAGAACGCTCAAAGAGTCCGTAAGAGGCTATAGAATCGCTGTCAGAGGTAGTGTAGGTGCTGGCGTATCCTGTGCCGTACTTGTAGATAAGGCTGTTACGGATTCGAGCAGTCTGAGTTGTGGATGTGATAGAGGTAGGTGTTGCATACGAGCCATCCAAGTTAGTAAAGCCATTTGCTGCGAGATAGTTAGATCTGTGGTCTGCATCGTCATAGCTAACATCCCCATCCTTCTCTTCAAAAAGAGTTCCAAGTGCGCTATTGGCAATCTGATCTGTAAGGGTCTGGCTCTTAGCCGTAGCATTAGCAGCTAAGGCAATCATGGTGTAGAAGCCTGAGTCAATTGTGCCAATGTAAGACTCTGCTGTTGCCCATTCCTGTGTGGCTGGGTATGTATCCCATGTCAAAGTAGGCGTTACTTCTGCCCATGTAAGGTTAAGGGCTGAGCCTAGGATGGCTGCGATCTGTGCGCCGTCTAAACTTTCTGCAAGTGCTGTGTTATAGACCGCTTTAGTTAGGCGAGCAAGTGATCCAATGCCTAGGATCTTGCCTGTAGTGATGTAGCCAGTCTCTTCAGGGCTACGAACTCCAATGTTAAAGTCTGAGACCTCGCCACCGAATACAGTAACATAAGTGCCAGAGCTATTCTTTACATCTAGGGTGATCGGCTCTGTGACATTGATAGTAAAAGGCGAATTGTCAGTGTTGATGATCTCTACTTGGCAATAACCTGCTGTGGCTTGGCGATCGATGTCTAAGCGACCAGATGCAAAAGAGACAGAGGTGACAGTCGTATAGACATCATCACCTACTGTCACTCGCCATTCTGGAAGCCATGTCATGCGATTGTGTAGCCTCTCAAAGTGCCACGACTTACTGCTTCTTGAACTACCTGATCAATTGCTTCAGCAATAGCGTTAGGATCTCCGATGCCTGTGTTTACTGTAATGTTAACACCTGCCGGCACTTGTCGTCCTGAGCCATTGTTGCCTAATCCTGCTCCTGAGCCACCAAAGTCTGTGATTGTTGTTGGAATTGATGCACCTACGAAAGGCTCATAACCTCCAAGGGTAGATTGTTGCGCTGCTGTCAATGACTCAAATGCGCTGGCTGCTGTTCCCTTGAAACTTTCTAAAGCTTTAGCCACAGATGATTGACTTGGTGCGGCTGTCGGTGTCATGCTCGGGATCTTGATCTGACCTAGCAACGCAATGGCATCTTTAAGATTCTGTAGATTGATTAAGTCCTTAGGAACTAGAGTGTCAAGAATGGACTTTATGTCCATAAGCTTCACATTCTGCTGACCTAGTGTTCCAAGGATTTTTAGATCTTCATTAAGCTTCTTTGTAGCGGCAGTAATGGCTGCTTCATCCTTTGAAGCAATAGCATCCTCTAACTCAAAAATGGACTTTTTAACATTAAGGCGAGCGACATCATTGGCAATTGCCAGGACCTGAGATGCACTTGTTGCCTTGCCTAATTGCTCAGCTTGGTTCGTCAGAGCTGCTGCAACTTGAATCTTGTCAAGGTCAAAGATTTCGCCACTCTTGTTGAGGGCAAGATTAGCCTTGTCGATTGCTAACTTTAACTTTGCAGCTTTAAGTTTCTTAATCTCATCGGCTGTAAGTTTCTTATTGACTTCGTTGGTTTTACGAATGACAACAAACTGATCTTGCAATGACTTGAGGTGAGCGTTATCGGATGCCTTAACTTCGCCTGTCTTAACACCCATTCTAGCGATTGACCCTAGTGGTCCAGCGGAAAGGGAACGCTTAAATGGTGTAGTCAATAGACCAATCAGAGACTTCGTCTCGCCATTCACACTGAAGCTAGTAATCTCGGCTAAGCCCCGAATGAAGTCGCCTGTGCCTATGGATGCTCTTTCCATGTCATCTGCAAGATTACTTACAGACTTATCTTTGCCAAGGATCTTAAGAGCATCGATTAAACTAACACCGATGTTCTCGGCTGCATCATCGGCTGCATTGGCTAGGATCTGCATCTGACCAGCATCGGTCAATGCAAGGTTTTTGTTGAAATCCTTATAGGTAGAGTCTAGAACTGCTACAAGTGCTGCTGCTCTTTCTGCCTCTGTGCCGTTCTTAATTGTTTTCTTTGTAGTCTCATCAAGGACAAAGCCCACCTTAGTAAGGGAGGCAAAATTGCCGTTAAGTGCTTGAGCTAAGCCGTTAGTCATAGACTTAAACTCATCAGCAGAAGCCGCTGCACCCTTTTCAGCTGTTACATAGTCAAGAATGGCAGGGGTTAAGGCTTTGATCGTGTCGATCTGAAGATTAAATGTTGCAAGCTGTGACTGAGTCTGAGTGATGTTTTCTTTATTGACTACGCCAATTTCTTGCAATGCTTGGGCTTGATCGTTGAGAGACTGGATTTGGGCATCTGTAGCACCGACAGTTACCTTGACAAGGTTAGCCAATCGTTGCTGTTGAGCTTGTGCATCAAGAGCTGCCTTAACAGATGCCTTGCCAAAAGCAATAACTTGGGCAGTACCAAAAGCAAGACCTGTTGCAGCGGCAAGTTTTCTTACACCTTTAATAAGTTTGTCGGTAGAAGTCTCGGCTTGCTTAAATGCTTTATTGCCTGTGAACTCCGCTGCAATGTCAATGACTACATTTGCCATGATTAACCTTTCACCGAAGCGCGAGCATTCAATTTAGTAGAGGCAGTCTTAATAGCATCGAGGACTGCTTCTCTAGCTTTGCCGTTGTTTTCATCGTAAGCACGAAATAGGGCGCGACCTTGCATCTTGTCTTTGCCCTTCATTTGAGCGTTGTACTTATTAGATTGGTTCTGCACGAAGCGACTATTAGGAGTCTTGCGACCCATTGTCTCGTAAATCGCACCAGCGGCACTATTGTTAAATACGCGAGCAAGGGATCTAAAGCCTTTACGGTTAGGCTTAGAAGGTGTTGTCTTATACCCAATGCCACGCTTTGCAACGCGAGCTGTATAAGTTGGAAATGTTGCCTCAGACATTGCGCGAGGCAGCCATCCACTTAGGACTTGATTGTCATCTGGAAGATAACCTTTAGCACTTTTAGTTATTGGCTTTAAGGCTGCCGCAATTTCTTTAGGCAATTCTTTTGCTAAATCTGGAGTAAATTGGCGAAGTGACTTGCGAAGTTCAATGCCGCCCTTTACGCTTGCTGGCATCGCTCACCTCTTTCGCTTCATCCTTGAGCCCTTGCACAAGTGCATCGAGCATAGTTTTATCTAAATCCAGTAATGCTTGTGGCGGAATCCCTAACCTAATGCTCAAGCGAGCAATTAAGTAGGTGAATGGGAGATCCCGCTTTAAGCTAAAGGGTCTGAATCCTCCACAGTGACGCTTCGTAGCGTCTCAATGAAGTCAATCCCAAAAGGCTTAACAGATTCACCTGACCTGCGTGTTACTTCCCATGCTAACCAATAGACATCGCTCTGCTTCTCTTCATCGCGAAACGCCTTATGGAAACCCTTTTTAGCGTACTGCTCAAACGAATACTCCACTGCTGGAGTGATCTCGCCTTCTAGTACGCTTCCATCTTGTCGAACTATCTTTAGTTTTGCCATGGTTTGCCCCTTTGTTAGTTATTTAGAATGAGCCTGTTGTGGCTACTGCAATTGTTGAGTTAGCAGTAAATGTAATCGATTGTACACCGATGTCACTAACAGCACCGTTGATGTCGGTGGTGTTGTTAATCAACAGAGAAACGGTATATAAAGGGTTAGTCGCTGAGACTGCTGTTCCCTTTGTCTGTAGGAATACTGCTGTAACAGTTGTTCCCCATGCCGCCTGTAGTGTCTGCAAGACATTAGCTGTCGCTGTGTCGTTTAGGAAATCGATTGTCACTGTTGATGACTCTAGACCCTTAACAAACTTGTGTGCTGTGTCACCCATTGCTGTGACTTCTAGCTCATCAAATACGCGGTTGATTGTTACTGCTGTGACATGGTCTGAAAGATCGACTGAGTTAATCTTCACACCTACATTGTTATTTAGAAATACAGCCATGAGATTATTCCTCGTCCTTCTTAGTAGTTACTGGCTTTGTTGCTTCTGGCTTAACCTGCCCGATCTTGATCAGAAAGGCTTCGTTCTCTTTATCCCAATCGGACATTGTTATTCCCAACTTGTTAAAATGGATATGGACATCTCGCAGCTTAAAAGGTCTCCCGATGCAGCATTGAGAATACTTGGTGCGCTGATTGCGCTTACATTATAGGTCAAAGATGATTGCGATAGTTTCTTAAACACGCTACACACAAAATCTTCTATTCCATTGAGGTTACCCTCGTTGTCAAATAAAGGCGCAACGATCAGCAATTTAAAGGATGCCATTGGGCTAATGCCAATGTGCTGATTATTTGAAGGCGTAATGTATGGATCGTCCGGTGACACTATTACAGAGTTAGCCAGGACTGTTGCAGGTGGAAAGGCAAAAGTCTGCCACTTGGCATTGTCTACTAAAGCCGTTGCTAAAGTGGTTCTGAGAGTAGTGACGGCAACAGGCATTAGCCCACCATCGAACGCGGATCAAGTGCGTGAGCGATCAATCCTCGCACCTTAGCGAGGAGCTGTGCGCTCATTCGGTAAGGGCTTGGCTGGAAATCGACTGCGTTACTGCCAGAAAGGGTGGCTGTACGCGCTTGCCAGATTTCAACAGATATCATCAAAGCTGCTTGCTGGACGGCTGTGTCTGTTGTCCAGTCTGTGTATGTTCTTGAAGCGACTGAGCCATAAGGCGCGATGGCATGCTTAGGCTGCGCAGTTGTGTGATTTGTAACCATGCTGATTGAATAATCTCCAACGGCTGTAATAACTTTATTGCCATTGTAAGAAGATCCAGAATTAGAAATTGTTACTGTTTGACCTACATAAAAAATCCCTTTAACAGGATCGTTGAAATAAAGAGTGCCCTGCCCAACAATGTTTTCATGCGCTACTGCAAAATAAGTAGGACTCCATAACATTGGGACTAAAACTGCATCTGCTGCATCGCATACTTCTTGAAGGGTTGCATCTGGATACAAAGTACCGACTCCGAGAGTGCTGCGGAGTTCTGCGACTGTTGTGAGTGCCATGATGTCCTTTCTAAAGACTCTGAGGGGTAGAGGGCTACTACCCCTCAGAGCGACTTAGTGAGTTTGTTACGCCTTGTTATTCTTAAATGCGCCAGCTGCAACCTTAGTTGCGATAGCACCGAATCCGTAGTAACCAACTGTAACTGATCCGTTAGCTGTTGATTCTGCGCGTAGGCGGTATGTTGGTGACTCGTACCATGTGTAAGCATCTGGGTTCACGATAAGGATTGTTCCATCGCCATCGCCAGCGTTTGTTGGATCTACATAGAGGTTAAGTCCTGCTACATTGCCTGTCAATGATGTAGGTGTCACTGCTCCGCCTGCGTTCATTGGCTGTGATGCTGTGTAAATTGGGCGACCTGCATCGTTTAATGACATGATGTTAGACCATTGTCCTGTTGAGACGATCATGTTGCGAGCAAATGGATTTGGTAGTCCTGCTGTTGCTCCGTAAACAGAAGCAGATCCGCGAGCTACGATTCCTAGAAGTGCCGATGCATCTGGGTATGTAACTGTTGTTGTTGCATCTAGTGAAGCACCTGCGATAAGTGCTGCGTTTACTGCTGCGTTTGTTGCCTTTGCGTAAGCTGCTGCCATGTTGCGCACTAGCTCATCAAAGAATGCTGGAGATGTACGATCTAGCAATTCAACAGAGAATGTCTGCTGTCCTGCATACTTCTGTACTGCTACAGATAGAAAGGCAGCGTTCTGATCTGTGTCGCTGAACGCATCGCCTTCTGGCTCAATCGCAACAGTTGGTACTGCTGTGATCTTTGGAATCTCGAAAGTCATACCTGCATCTGGCAATACTCCGCGAGAGATTGCATCGATTGAAGGACGGATTGTTGTAGATAATGGGTTGATGATTTCAGATAGTTGGCGTGTTGGTACTAGACCTGCGTTATCTGTTGTGTCATCTGCTGCGCGTAGGTATTGACGAGCGTTGTCGTCACCTAGAGCTGCACGAATTGTGTTTTCTGCGTACTTAGCCGCAGTAACTTCGATGCGTGGCTTTGTATAGTATGCTGCTGAAACAGTTGGGCGAGCAGCTTCAACCGCTGGTGCTTCAACTGGTGTTGCTTCGACTGCTGGAGTGGTTTCTTCCACGATGGCTGTCTCGCTTTCTGTTGGTTGGGTTTCTTCTTCTACAGCAGATGATTCTGCTGCAATATCAGTGACTTGAGCCGATTTAAATGCGGGCTCTGTGACAAGGCTTGTTTCTACGAGCCTAGCTGAGGAGACATAAGTAATGCCATCCTTGATCTTTGACTTAAGGACTTCTGCGCCAATTGACAGACCGCTTTGTAATCCTTCTTCTGCAAGGATTAAAGCTTCTGTGCCGCGCTGTGAGCGACTAACAGAAAATACTGCGTGAATTGCATCTTCTGATTCGCTAAAGGAAACCATACGACCCAAAGGCTTTTTGGTGTCATGCTGGCTTAACAACTTAATTGATTTAGGATCTGCAATCTCAATTGATCCTGATTGGAAAATTACTTTGCCCATATTCGTAGATCCTGCTTCTACGTTCAGCGGCACAATCTTGCCTGATACTGTGCGACTTGCTGAGTCTGCTGTTAGATCAGCTGAGAAGGTTATTACTTGGTTCATACTAGACCATTGCTTCCGTTAGGTGTTAGATCTGTCATTTCCATAGCCTGCTCCTGGGTAACCAGATTGAGGGCTAGGAGTTTTTCAATTACTGCAAGCTCTTGCAGTGGATCAGTGCGCAGAAAGTTTTTATCAATGTCAAACTTAACTACATTGCCGCGGGCAGTAATGTCATCCATTGATAGACGATCTTCAATCGCCGTAATAAATGGCTGTAAAGATAGTGTTAAGAATTGCTTGCGCTCATCTTGAACATTTGCATAAGTCATAGAATTATTCTGATCTGCTGATACATAGTAGGCAGGGACATTGCATAGACGAGCAATTTCGGTAGCGAGGTTAAAAATAGCCTCTGAGTACATCATTTCTTTAGGTGAAAATGAAACTGGGTTATATTCTAAAGTCGATGTCAAATAAGCAGTTGAGCGATTGTTGCGAGCATTACGCCATGCAGCGAGTAATCCCGACACTTCTTTAGGATCTAGATCTGCACCTGTGTTTTTAATATAACCAGTTGCCATTGGTGTAGCTGCCGCAATCGATGCTGCCTTCTGAACATCGATGGCTGCACGAATTGTAGAAGCACCGGTGTTTAAGATGCCATCACTTAGAGATTGGAATGTGACTAGAGATCCTAAACCGTCCATTGGTAATGTAATGCCATCAACTGCGTAAGATCGCACAAAGGTGTTAGTGCTATCTAGAGTTATCGTTACTCGATTGTTAGCGATCCACTCAAAGCGAGATGGACGACCATCTTCCTGATAAACCTCAACTACTTTCCAAAATGCTTGACCATAGAGAAGTAATGAATCGACAGTCCATGCAATCGTGACAGATCGTGGCTGTGAATATGAAGGCTGCTCTAACCATGCAGGTGAGCCAAGTTCCTCGTTAGTAGATTTTCTGTAAAGCTCTAAAGGGATTGCACCGATTGTGCCAGCAAGTAAATTACGGCAGCGCATAAGTGCGGGAACTGACATCGCTTCTGTGCGACCAATGTACGCAGTCTGAAACGGCATTGCATAAGGTGAATACTCGCCAAGGACTTGAGGCGCAGCTTGAGCCTGTACTAAAGGCTTAGATTCTAGACCGAACGCTTGCAGTATTTTACCCATAGACAGAAAGTGTAGCATTTGTCAAGCAATTAGACAATGTGCTAGGGCGTGTCTAAGTATAAATCTGTGGCTTAGGCTGAGGGATCATCAGCTTCGATACTGCCATGGCGATGCCAATAGGTGCTGAGATGTCTCCCGCTGACTTTCGTTTGATGATGCGCCATGCCGAATCATTGACCTTAGCTGCGCAGTTATTCATCTGCTGGATCAACTCGGCTTGTCCATTATGCACAACGCGATGATTGACCAATCCTTCTAGAAGATCTCCACAAGCTTTGTAGAATTGCTGACCTGAAACGTCCTCTACCATAACTCCAGCATTAGCCAAGCGATCTGCAATAGTTTGGGTTGCGTACTTGTCAAAGCAAACTAAACGTGGCTTATAGATGTCACACCAAGCCTTTATACTAGCTGCCATCTTTAGCTCATCAATTGCTACCTGTGAGCTGTAAGTCTCTAAGATTCCAATGCCAATCCGCCCATCTGGGAGAAGTTGTCCCGCGACCAATGATCCGTTCCTTCGTGACGGACTGACATCGAAACCAAACACAGTATAAGCCCCAGCAGCCATTTCTAGGGTGCTATCCGATGTGTCCTCTAAAACTCCATGCGGCCAAGGGCTACTTAGAGAGTCTATCCATTGGCAAAGAGTTTCTGTGCGAGTGTTCTCAATCGGCGAAGTAGCAATCGCCTCCTCAATCGCTTCCTCGGTAATTGTGTACCCCATCGAGGGGTTAGCCAGAGCCCATGCATTGCGATCGTCTATCTTGCAATACTGTGGAGCTGAGTATTCATAGAATCCAAAAGACTTGGGCGGATAGTCGATGGCTCGCTCTCGTAGGTCGTTGAGTACAGTGCTGAAAGCGTCTCCTGCATTAGAGGTAAGAAGCGTCTGAGAGTTTGGGTGAGCTCTAGTTGTAGGAGTTGCAGCTCTAAATCCATCTTCTGAGA